CTTTATTATAAACATCAATACGAAAAACTTGTAAGCTACTCAAAAATTTCAGAAAAAGATCAGTATAATAGAACTAGAAACTTAGGTGTTTTGTCTCATACTAATATAAAATTTGATGGTATTCAAAACATGAGATATTGGGTAAACCATCTTGAAGTTGTAGGGATAAATGATCCTACAACTATTTCAGAGTTTGAAACATTTGTTAGACAACCAAATGGAATCTTTAAAAAACGTAGTGATAACTTTTTCGATGACAGAATTATGGCACTTGTTTGGGCTTTGTTTGTTTTAGATCCTGAAATATGTGAACAGTTTTTTACTATAGCAGAGTACGATACTCAAAATAAGCCAATGAAGATTACTTCAAACGGTTATTGGGAAGTTGTTCCGGAAAATTACGAACTTAAAACGTTAGATATTGATAACTCTAAGGTAATTTCAAATCCGGATCCAACGTATAGTATTGAACCATACGAAAAACCGTTTAGTCTTAAATTAACACCCGAAGAACAAGCAAAATTCGATAAGTATGATGACTACGATATGGATTCCTTACTAGGTATGGGATTCACACCTTTCTTGCCTCCACAATGAGTAATCCAGGATCCCAATCATCTTTAAATAGAGCTTCTAAGGATAAATTTATTCTTGTTCTCGAACTTCCGTCTATTTTACGTAAAAGATCTAAAACAGACCCTACGTTAGATATTGAAAAACTACAAATGGGTGTATATGGTTCCGTAGTTCCAGATATTTCTGTTCCACCAATCGAAGTAAGGTTTGGAGGACAAAGCGCTAACTTTTCCTCTCATTCTCGTCCAAATTATCCTCCTCTTGCTGTTAACTTTACAGTAGATAACGAATATAAAAACTATTATGTTCTTTGGAAGTGGCTTGCTCTACTCAATGCTCCGGAGTTATCTGTATATGATGGAACGCCTTCAAACCAAAAAACAAATAAAGATACAATTGAGTCTGGTCTTAATACTGAATATCAAACAAATTTATCAATCTTAGCTTTGAACGAATATAACGAACCAGCTATAGAATTTGTATACACTAATGCATTTATTACTAATCTTGGAGGAATTACGTATTCCTACAGAGATGGAGAAATCTTAGAAACAACAGCTCAGTTCCAATATAATCAAATTCGCGTTAATAATTGCTGAAAAAATACTCTCAAAAAAGATAAGTAAATTATATATGGCACTGACAATCACTTCTCCCGGCGTACAAATTAACGAAAAAGATTTAAGTCTTAGAGCAACTCTTCCTGTTGGAACAAGTGTCGTTGTTCCTGGTTTTGCATCTCAAGGACCTACAAGTGAACCGCTTTCGATCACTTCCGTAAGCGAACTTGAATCTACATACGGTCTTCCTACAACACCCGCTGAACGTTATTTTTACTACAGCTGCCGCGAAGTTTTAAATTCCCCAGCTTCTCTTACAACTCTCCGTCTTCCTTATGGAAGCGGCACCGGTGCTGGTTTCTCGTCTGCTTATAGCGGTCTATTTTATCCCATGACTTCCGCAAATGGCGGATGGACGGTCGGAGCTCCTATTCATAAGACTCTCTCCGTAACAGATTACCAAGCAATCGAATCTGGTAATTTCAATTGGGGCACCTCTCTTTCAACCGCTAATGTTTTTGGTACAACATACAACACCGAAACATCTGCATATGATGTAAATTCTTCCTTCGGAGGGGAGCTTGATGCTGGTTTTATCGTTCTCAACGATCTTCAAACTTCAGTTAACGAACTTGGAGAAGGCTATTATGTTGGTCTTGCAAGCAACATCGGTCTCTCTGCTGACTCTGTTGTTTATAATTCAATCTTAACAGTTGATACACTCACAGCTACAGATACCTTTGCTGCGATTAATACAGCAAGACTTGATTTTGTTCTTTCAGCAACACAAATTGTTTCTGACAGTGGCGTATTGAGTGTTTCTGAAACGCTTCAGAAGGCCAGTTTTGTTGACTATGGTACAAATGAGTATTCTGACCACGTTTCGTTGGGAGTATTCAAGATTCGTCGCTCTACAGTTGATGCTAGCGTTTTAGACATCATAAATGTAGAAAAGTTTATTGGATCCTTTGATTCAACAAGACAGAAGGTAAGCCCTACCGGCGGAACATTGGCCAATGCGTTCATCGGAGACGTTGTAAACAACAGCTCTTCAACAATCAAAGTTGTTGTTAATCCAGCAATTGCTAACGCAGCTTGGTATAACTCTTCAACAAATACAAGAGCTCAATTTAAAACCAATTCATCAGCTTCTGCATTGTTTGCTCTTGGTGCTTATACACCAGAAACAACAAACTTAGATGTTTCAAAGATTATTGGTGACGTTCCTTCAAAGCTTGACAATGCTCTTCGCACAGTTGAATCTACAGAAAATTCGGTTGTTGATATCGTAATCGACGCCGGTCTTTCAACTATCTATTCGACATCTGAAGCATTAAGCCTCTCATCTTTTGACGATACAGCTTATGTTTCCGATGTAAGCATGCTCAATGAAGGTTGGACAGCTGTTGCTGATGTTTTAGTCAACTTCTCTGAAAACACAAGAAAGGATTGTATCACAGTTATTGATCCTTCCAGACAAATCTTTGTTACAGGTAAGGATCTAAAGACCATCAACGTTGCTGGAAATACTTTCACAGCAAACCTCTTCAATCCTCTCAAAAATCAAGTTGGTCAATTTAGTTCCAACTATGCAGCAACGTATGGCAACTGGGTAAAGGTTAACGATCTCTTCTCTGGAAACTTTGTATGGGTTCCTTTCTCGGGATACGCTGCAGCAGTTTTTGCAAGAAACGATCAAACAGCTCAGACATGGTCTGCCCCAGCTGGTTTAAATCGTGGTACATTCAATACAGTCGACATCGCTTTCAATCCAAATCAAAAGCAACGTGATAGACTGTATGAGATCTCGGTCAATCCTGTAGTATTCTTCAACGGAGATGGTTATGCTATCTACGGTCAGAAGACTCTTCAGACTAAGCCAACATCATTTGATCGTCTCAATGTAAGAAGACTCTTCTTGACACTCGAGCGTTCTGTTCAAAGAAGCTTAAAGTACTTTGTATTTGAACCTAATACTGACTTTACAAGAGCTCGTTTAGTAAATGCCATTTCTCCAATCTTTGATTATGCAAAGACTACAGAAGGCCTTTATGACTATCAAATCATAGCTGATACAAGAAACAACACCCCTGATATCATTGATCAGAATCAGCTTGTAGTTGATATCTACCTGAAGCCTGTAAGAACAGCTGAGTATATCTTAGTTAACTTTATTGCAACACGTACTGGTCAAAGCTTCGCAGAATTAATCTAATATTAATTAAATAAATTTATGGCAAACAACATCCAACAATTCTATAGACAGGCTCAAGCAACCGACTTCGCTCGCTTATTCCAATTTCAATTGGTTAAGTTTGGCAATTTGAACTTAAACCCTGCAACAGATCTCGTATATGTTGAAACAGCTTCCCTTCCCGGTCGCCAAATCAATAATATTCAAGTTCCTTATATGGGTCTTCAGTTCAACGTTCCCGGTACAGCTTCCTATCCTGGTTCTGCTGGTTACAATGTAACTTTCCGTTGTGATCAGAGCTATAATATTCGTAATGTTTTAGAAGCCAGTACATTTAATACATTTAGCGATAGTTCCTCGACTGGTACATACGCAACACCAGCTCAGGGTAGCGATATTATCCTTTGGCTCCTTGATAAGAGTGGAGCTCCTACAAGAGAATATACTCTCTTTGGTGCTTATGTTCAAGCTCTTGCTGATACAGCTTATGACATTAAGGATGCAGGAGCTATTGCAACAGTTCAGGCTACAATTGCCTATCAGTTCTGGCGTGTAACTTCACAGTCCAATAATGGATTTGCTGGAGTTGTTGGAACACCAGGTGCATTTGCTCCTATTATCTAATAAACAACTGTTGTCTTTTAGATTATTTGCAGCATAATTTTATTATGTTTGCTAAATCTAAATTATACCTTAAGGATTATTCTGTTAGTACTGTACAAGATTATATAGCGCTTCCAAAGTCCGAGCGTGAATATAAAGGATTATATCTTGTACCTCGGGCACTAGCTGTTAAGTATCTTGGAAATCCTGGTTCGTTTTCTGAATGGGATCTCTTCTATAGTTATGTAAGGCAAAATTATCCTATACAGTGGTTTTTTAGGCATTATCTAACTTCTTGGGATAATCCTGTTTATAAATTTGTTAAATTGAAAGTTATGCACTTTCAAGATTTTAAACATGCAACTAAGCGCTTCTTTAAGCCTTTATGTCCTCGTTGGCGAAACTCGTTTCGTAGACACGAATATCTCGATATAAGCAGCATAATTGAAAAGTCTAATTTTGCTTTGATTTTGGATTTTTGGTACGAGGATGTAGAAAATGGATTTACTGATTGGAACTCAACTCCAGCTCTTAAAAAGTTTTATAAAGAACTACAGAAAGCTGTAAAGTATATTGAAAACGACAGAAAAATAATTGAACAACAGATTGACGATGCTCTTTCTGAGTCAGTTAAAAACAGAAAAGCAAAATCGTTTACTACTAGATATAAGAAGCTTACTAAGCTCGAGGAAAAACTTAAGGATTCCGACACCCACGTTTTAACGTGGTTAATAACGAATCGTTACTTTTTTTGGGACTAATTTTTAATAAGTATATATCGTGGCAACATACGATACACCCGCAATAACACAGGAGTTTTTAGATATTAATCCAAATTGTATCTATGTCTTTCCAGATAATATTGAAAGGACTGGTAGTGAACTCTGCACACAGTTTAGGGATCACGAACAAGCATACGGATTTATAGCCAAGAAATTTCCTGATACGGATGATTCTTCATATTTTCGTCCAGAAGAATATTCTGTTATTTTTTTCGAGGAACTTTCAAAATTAAAACGCTTTATCAAAGAACATCCAGACAAAACATTTTACGTTGCCAACATGTGTGGTCCGTCTGTAAACAAATATAGGATTTGGGAATTATTAATGGTTCATAACATAGTTGCAAAGTTGGAAAAATTTGAAAATGTAGTATTCTGCTGGTAATGTCTAAAGAAAGAATAAGCTGGGAAGAATACGCTTTAAAAATTGCTACGGTTGCCGCTGAACGTAGTGAAGATCCTTATTTCCAAGTTGGAGCTTGTGCTTTAGATTATTCAAATAGAGTTATCGGAGTTGCTTATAATGGTTTAGCTCCAGGCCGAATTGCACCAGAAGGATTCTGGGAGGATAGGGATAAAAGACGTCCTTTTATGATTCATGCGGAAGCTAATCTATTAACGCTCATAAAGCGTGGAGAATGCCGTTTAATTGCGTGCAATCTTCTTCCTTGCAGTTCCTGTGCAACTAATATTGTTGCTCATGGTATTAAAAAAGTTGTTTACTCTGAAGTGTATAAGAGGGATACTATGTCATTAGAAATCTTTAAATTTAATGATGTCGAATGTGTCCAGATTAAAGTATAAGAGGCTCGAAGATATAGCTCAATCGTTAATTGATTGGGAAAATCCACGTAGGTGCCATCATTGCTCGTTTATTCTTTATAAAAATAGAATTGTAGCTATTGGAGCAAATTTGCCCAAAACTCATCCTACGAATCTCAAGAACAGAAAGGTATCAAAGGTTACTGGAGAAGACTATTCTACACAAAAACATATCTGTAGTGAATTTAATGCTATCAGCAAACTAAAAAAGCTTACAAATATTGATACAAAAAAATGCACTCTTGTCAATATAAGATACGACAGAAACAAGAAGTTAGCAATTGCTAAGCCTTGCATGTCGTGTGAGAATCTTCTAAACTACTTTGAGTTTAAAAGAGTAGTTTGGACTACAAATGAAGAAACGTATTCCGAATCTTAGCGAAGAGCTCTAGCAATATCTGCTAGATATGACATAACGATCGCAAGCTTTTGCTGCTGCCATGGCTCAAGGTGGCCACCCTGTTCCCAATATTGAGCAATCTTCATTGTGCTTTCGCGAACGGAGTTGAGGTTATCAACAGCCATTGTATCTTCTTCATGCTCGTCTTCGACGCTAAGTTCTGCTTCAGGATTATGCATATCGTCTCCGCATGTGCACTCTCCTTCACCTTCGCATCCACAACCCATTTCAGGTTCCATCATTTCTACACTAGCACCAGGAGTATCGTGCTCCATTTCAGGTTCCATAACTTCTTCATCAGAAGGAACAGAGGGTACAGGTTGGGAAATGGAAAGGTAGGCCTTTTCAAGAAGATACGCGTCTTTATTC